AGGTGACTTCGGTACTATCTTTGCTTTCCAGATGTTTGCACCAGAAGTTAGTATGTGGATTGTAATGCCACTTGCTATAGTTAACGGTCTACTCACTAGCATTGCACTAGAAACAGTAATACTAATTCGACAAGCGATGGACTTTAAGTCTGCACTTGATACAGCATTTAAAATGAGTTTTGTTAGTATGGTAGCAATGGAATTAAGTATGAACATCACTGACCTTGTGTTAGTTGGTGGAGTACTTACATGGTGGGCAATACCTATCATGTTAACAGTTGGGTTCTTAGTACCTTGGCCCTACAACTATTACAGATTAAAGAAATACGGCATTAGTTGCCATTAGGAAAAACTTACTTAATGACTGATAGGTACGAGCTTTATACTTTCAATATGGCAGATGTAGAGGATCCAGACCTCTTTGTTTCTGCACCTATATACGAATGGCAACAAACTCCTGAAGGCAAGTTCTGTATGAAGAATGCCTCCGACATAAAATATCACATTTCGCCAGACGATCATTCTTACGGGTATAAAGTAAAAATAACAGGAAACATGAAAGACAAGCATTTGACGTGGTTAACACTAAAAAAGACTTGACTTTTATAACTAACGTATATATACTATAGAAAATCACTATTTAGGAGAAGACTTAAATGGCAATGCCAAAAGTTAGAAAGAAGAAGCCTAGAGCGGCACCACGCATACAACGCGGAGCAAAACTTAAGGAACCTTCATGGGAAGGCTGGGAAGAATGGACTGGTGAACAGATCCATAGGCATCGTAGACATACACATGCATGGTACTACGAACACTTCAAACCGGCGGACTTGTATACTAATGTTCCTAAGTGGATGGAACAAGACGATGACTTCTATTCTAAAGAAGATATTAAGGCAGTAAAGAACGCTCCTAATAGTGCGTTAAGTATTACAGCAGGTATTGTAGCACGTATGGATATGATGGGTGCGCCTAGACTAAACAAGAAAGAAGCAGAACATTGGAATAGCCTACCAGGCACTAGTGGAGAACTATCTTGTGGTGTAGAACAATTCTTGCGAAGAAAAGTTGCAGAGGCAATTAAAATTGGTCTTGAAGTTGCAGAAGTAAAAGAAGAAGAAGAAAAAGAAAAGGTTAAAAAGTACGTACCAACCATTCAAGAGCGTATACAAGAACAGTGTCGTTCAATGTGTGAACCAATTGAAGATTGGTTAGAAGGTTGGGTAGAAGACCCAAAGTCATTTGATCCTGACGGATTAGACATTTCAAAACATCTTAAAAGAGTACAGTGTACACAAGCACATGCTAGAAAGATGAAACAATGGTACGAAGCAGAAATACAAGATTTTAACGAGTTAGATCGTATGCCAACAAAAGGACAGTTGGCTAAAATGAGCGAGCATGATGCTGATATGTGGGAACAACTAAAAGAAGGTTACGCACATCTTAAAAAATCAGACATTGCTAAGATTAAAAAAGCAAATGCAAAACTTCTTAGTAACTTTGATATGATTATTGACATGGCTAAAGCAACACGTAAACCACGTAAGGCTAAAGCAAGAAGTGCAAGTAAAGTAGTTGAAAAACTTAAATTCTGTAAAGCAGATGACAAGTATTCACTCGCATCAATTGATCCTACAAGCATTGTAGGTGCTAATGAGCTTTGGGTATTCAATATTAAGACCCGTAAAATAGGCAAATATATTGCAAGTAATATAGATCCTAAAGGACTTGCTCGAGAAGGCAGTGGACTTAGTGTTAAAGGCACAACTATTATTGGCTTTGATGAAGAACAAAGTATACAAAAGACTATGCGTAAGCCTGTAGATCAGTTAAAAGAGTTTAAAGACTCGGGTAAAGTGAAACTACGTACATTCTTAGAAGACATCAAAACAACAGATACTAAACTAAATGGTAGGTGTAACCCCGAGACAGTGCTTCTTAAAGTTGTTTGATAAATACATACATGAGCAATAAGAATGTAAGTGATCAAGAGTTATTACGCATTAAGCAAGGTCTAACAGACTTAGGCGATGCAGTATTTCAGCTATCAAGATCCCCGTCCCCAGAACCAACTGTTGGACCCAGAAGTTTAACAGGCGATGCAATTCATGGCGGAATGATCACATCATTTGCCAGTCAAGGCATAAGAGATAATAGTGATAGACTTATAGTTGTAGTAGACAACGATGGTATTACTACAGATAACATTGACGTTGAAAACATAGTAGGCAACACAAACGTTACAGGTAACTTAGTTGTTGAAGGTAGTGTTACTGCTCAAAAACTACACGTTGACGAACTTACAGCAGACATTAGACTAGAACGTTCTACTCCATTAGAGTTTGTTGCAAGTGCAAGTGACGACATATACCAAAAAGGTCTTATGTGGAAGAAAGAAGGTGCTTCAAAGCAGTTCGTTCTTCGTAGTGGACCAGATAGAATTTGGTCTTCAGAACCAATTGACTTACAAACAGGTGCATACTATTCAATAGATAGTATAAGTGTACTAAGCGGAAGTGAATTAGGACCAACAGTAACAAAAAGTTCCTTAACACAAGTAGGTGTTTTAAACAACCTAGCAGTTGATGGCAACTTTAACATTGATCAATATGTGTTCTGGAACGGCGACTACATGCGTTTTGGTATTGGTACTGAAACACCAAACGGAACATTCGGCATAGTGCAAGACGATGCAGAATTTATTATTGATACTGAAGGTAAAACAGCAACCTTTGGTACTTTCTCAACTGCTGACATTAACATTATCACAGATAATACTAAACGTATTAGTATAAGTGCTACAGGTAGAATTATACTTGGTAATGATAGTGATAGTAAAACTACTGTAAAAGGTAAGTTAGGAATAAACGTTGAGAATCCAACAGCAGATATAGAAACAGCAGGACCAGTTAGTTTTGATGGTAAGCGATTTGAAGTTTCTAGTGAAGCACCACTGAGTGGTTCATACCGTAAAGGTGATGTTGTGTGGAATTCAAATCCAAAGCCAGCAGGATATGTTGGATGGATTTGTACCCGCGAAGGAACTCCAGGAATTTGGAAGACCTTCGGACCTATTTCTTCATAATACTAGCAATTAATATTTGGCGCCAGGTCCATAAATACTTGTGGAGTTCGCCACTGAGCCTCCGTTAACAAAAGGCAAGAGAAAAAATGACAAAAAAAGAACACAAGGCAACCGAACAGGCAATTGAAATACAAGTCGAGAGATGGGATTTATATGCCCGCATTACTCCAACTATATTTCTAATTATATCAATTATATTAATAGCAACAGGCATCATAGATTTTAAAACCGCATTCTGGCTAGGACTTGGAATGTTTGCCGTCACAGCAGTGACATGGTGGTTTTGGACTATATACACAATAAGACATCTGATAAGAACACTTAATAGGGCAAGTAATAACATAGTCGAAGTTAAAGACGAGTTCATCAGTATTAAAAAAGAAGTTGAGGCTTTTAGGAGAGATAATGAACAATAGTCTAAAAAGATATATGTATGTTAAGGCCATGTTGAATGTAATTAGTGGACTTAGCATGGTAACAATTATATCATTAGGAATTGCGTATATGAGTTTTGATAATGCATTTGTATTTACAGATACGGAAATTAGCGTAGTAAACAATCCAATTGAAAACGATCAGGACATAGAGTTCTTTATGGTAGGCTCAAAGAAGTATCAGTGCAACAGCACAGCCGCATATGGCGTAGCACATGCTGTAGACGGTTCACACTCACATAACCTAAACACATTTACAAAACGCTACATACAAGCAACAGCACCAGGCGAACGTGTAGAAAATGGTTGGCATATGAGAGTACCGGACGATATGCGACAAGGTGGCGAGTATCGTGTTAGTATGACAGGCGAATTTACATGCGTACACTTGATATTCAAAACACACAAAATACAAGTATTCGATAACATCTATTTAAAAGTAGACCCCCGCTAAATAATTTTATGTACGTATTTGGAAACGGCGAAAGTCGCACCTCTATTGATATAGATAAACTCGATGGCCCAAAGATAGGATGTAACGCAATACATCGTGACTACCATATGGATCATTTAGTTTGTGTAGACAGGCGTATGGCACAAGAAGCAGTTGATGCAAACTTAAAACATACACAAATTTATACTAGAAAAGATTGGATATCTTGGTTCCCACAAGGAGTAACTACAGTTCCTGACTTACCATATGAAGGTAAACAAAGATGGGACGAACCTTTTCAATGGGGGAGCGGACCTTATGCTGTATTGCTGTCTGTAACGCTATATAACGACCGTACAGCGCATCTTATAGGCTTTGACTTGCATAGTACTACTACAACTGTAAACAACGTATACAAGGGTACTAGCAACTACGACAAAGCAGACAAACGTCCTGTTGATCCTAGATACTGGATACATCAAATTGGTATGGTATTCAATTGTTTTCCTAATACACAGTTTAAAATACTAGTTAAAGACGACTGGACTTTACCAAAAGCCTGGACTCAACCTAATGTAAAGGTTGACAACATAAGTACTTTACTATATAATAAGATATAACATTAACAGGACTTGGCGTCAACCCTTCTAACTCTGCCGCCCATATAATTATACAGGAGAATATTATGGGAAAACATTTAAGCACAAAACATTATGGACACAACATTGGACTGTCAGCAGTCTTTAGACAGCCTAATGCAGATCATTCGCATTGCCATTTGTTACATGGCTACAGTTTAGCGTTTACATTTACATTTGGTTGTGATGAACTAGACAATAAAAATTGGGCAGTTGACTTTGGCGGACTAAAGCCTTTGAAGAAGTGGCTAGAAGATCACTTTGATCATAAGACAGCAATTGATAAAAACGATCCGCACATGGACAAGTTTATGGAACTACAAGAACTTGACCTAGCAGAGATTGTTGTAATGGATGGTGTTGGTGCAGAGAAATTTGCAGAACATGCATTTAACTTTGCAGATAAACTAGTACGTGAAATGAGCGACAACCGTTGCTATTGCGTAAGAGCAGAATGTGCAGAGCACGGGGCAAACTCAGCAATATACGAGGGATAAGTCGTTGAAAAAGTACGTTGAAGGCGAGACAAAGGATCAACGTAAGCGCAGAAAAGCTCTTGAAAAAATGGCAAGAGATGATGCTCCACAAATTAATTCAAATAAAAAATACTATGTGTTGTGCTTAAAGCATGGCACAAAGTACTCTGCTGATTATGTAAACAAACTATACAATATGGTCGAACGTAATTGTACACTTGACTATGAGTTTGTTTGCTTAACAGAAGATCCAGGCGGATTAAATCACAACATAAGAGTTATACCATTACCAGGACACTTACAAGGTTGGTGGTGTAAGCCTTATATGTTTACAAAAGACTTACCTATCAATGGTACTGTATTATATATGGACCTTGATGTAGTTATATCAGCAAATATAGATAAACTGTTTACATACAGTCCGGGACATTGGTGTACTATAAGAGACTTTACTCGTGTTATGCGTAAAGGTTGGCAGAAGTATAATTCAAGTGTTGTTAGATATGAAGTAGGACAACTTGATCACGTATGGACAGAGTTTCAAAAGGATCCAATTGCAATACAAAAAAGGTTGCATGGAGACCAAGATTGGTTGTTCGAATCAACTCGAAAGACTCAAGCAATGTTATATCCAGATAGTTGGATACAAAGTTGGAAATGGGAAGTTAGACAAAGCCGATCATTTGCACATGGCGGCATACGAGGAAATAAAAAGTTCGAAATAGAAGAACATGATGCAGTACCTAGAGTAGAGTGTTGTATTTGTGTGTTTCACGGAGACCCACAACCGTCAAATGTAACAGATAAATGGGTGGTTGATAATTGGCGTTGACAAACTTTAAGAAACGTGTTATACTATTTAAACAATGGTACAAACAACTACGACAACACCCACACTATGCATGGTACAACTGTGTACAGTGGGCATGGTCAAACTCAGGCACACACGAGCTAGACGGCTCATACAGGAAATGGTAACTTATGGATCTTAAATTTACAACAGCAGGAGACTTTTTGAAATCACAAGAAGACATTCAACGCATCGGCTTTGCTTGCAAATACATGCATCCAGACCAATCGCAGAAGAAGAAACTACTAGAAGAAATTCAACGCCCACTAAATACTCGTAGCACAACAGTACAATGGCTTAACAGGCAAACTGTTGATGTAGCCGAGCAACGTTTGTGGGACATCATGGTTCATAACATTGCCGCATACAAAAGGTTGATTGAATATGTTGGATCACTTCCTCCACAACTTAGAATGGTACGACTCGGTTCTGATGTTCTTCCTGTTTATACCCAGCATGAGTGGTCTTATTATTGGCGTAAGCCTGACGTTCGTGCATACTGTGAAACAGAATTTGCAAAAGTCGGTGACACGGCAAGAGCCCTTGATGTGCGACTATCGATGCATCCAGGTCAGTTCACAGTGCTTGCCAGTGATAACCCGGAAATTGTAGAACGTAGTATAGAGGAGTTTGAATATCATGTGGATTGCATCAGGTGGATGGGTTACGGACAATCATTCCAAGACTTCAAGTGTAACGTACACATCTCAGGCAGACAAGGTCCAGCCGGCATCAAGGCCGCACTCAAGAGACTCACGCCAGAAGCGAGAAATGTTATCACAATCGAGAACGACGAAAACAAGTGGGGACTCGACGCAAGCCTCGAACTTGCAGACGACCTTGCATTGGTACTCGACATACACCATCACTGGTGCCGTGAAGGTGAATATATACAGCCCACCGACGATAGATTTGCTCGCGTAATAGATAGTTGGCGTGGTGTGCGTCCTGCAATACATTATTCATACAGTCGTAACGAAGCATTGCCCGAAGGCTTTGCACACGATACTATGCCTGATATGCCAGCACTACTAGAAGCAGGCTACAAGAAAGCAAAACTACGAGCGCACAGCGACTACTATCCTAACCAAATTGTCAATGACTGGGCTTTGAGCTTCTTGCCTTACACAGATATTATGTGCGAGAGCAAATGTAAGAACCTTGCTAGTATTGACTTATATAAATACAAAGAGGAATTAGAACACTATGAGTTATTTGAATCAAATGTACGGACGTCAGTCCAAGAACACAGCGCCATCAGCGGATAAAAATCCCAACAGAGTTACAGGCGGACTAAAAGCACAAGGTGTTGACCGCTTTACTATGCTCGGCGAAGATGGTACACAACAAGAGGTACCGTCACTCTCATACGTAACTAGTTTGGAAGAGCAGTCAAGAAAACAGCGAGCGGCTATTACTGTATTAGAGCGTAAGCTAACTCGCTGTGAAACTGCTATAGAGCAGTTAAAAGGCCTTATTAGGCCTTAAGTCTACTTAAAATTTCACTCTTAGAAAGACTTGCATTGGCTTTAACGCCACGTTGCTTTGCCTCTTTAAGGAGTTGAGTTTTAGTTAACTTATCGAAATCACATTTACCTGAACCTTTCTTCTTAGTAGAAGTCTTCTTGGTTGTTGCTTTTTTCTTTGTCGAAGCCTTAGGTTTTGGCTCAGCTGGTATTTCTTCTGGAAATACTTCCTCAATAATATTGGGTACTGTTGCTCTACCTAAGATCTTGTTTATCCATTTAAACATAATTTTCCTCCTATAGGAACATATATTTAATAAATACATTACACAGGAGAAGCAAATATGGCTCAAAGAAAAGTATCAAGAGTATTCAATAAAGGTGAACTAACACTAGACAAAGTAGTTGGTGTAAGGCCTGATAATACAAATCAATTTATTAAGGCACCACTTAGAAAGGATACAACTTTTCGTAGAGGCGTACCTTCAATGAAGACCGTTGCAAATGAAACTGCTGACGGATTTAAGAAAAACTAGGAGTAATTTATGACTAACTGGATAAAAGCAAGAATTGACGAGCGTACATCTTGGGATGGAGCCGCTCTTATTGCAGTAGGTGTTATTGTATTGATTGCAGGACCTTTTGCTAAATTAGCCGCATACGGTGCTATTGCATACGGTGCTTGGACTATTTGGAAAAAAGAAGACTAATAATGTTAGTAGGAAAATATGATTTCACATATGTAAATTCAGGCAATGTTAGAACATTGCCTGGTGGGTTTACTAAGCCATTATTTAATATTACAATAACAGATACTGAAACTGATACTACAATTGAAGTTGATGATGTTGTAGAGGTGTTTGAACGTGAAGATTGGTTAGATACTATCTATACCAACAGTAAAAGAGCATGTGATAACCCAGACGACGAAGCATGTTGCTATAAAACAGCACGTTACGTCTAAAGTTTACTAATATCTAAACCACTAGACGCAGGCATATCCCAGATGTTTTTCTTGGTTACGCCCATCTTTTGTGCAAATTTCTTTGCATCACAATTCTTACATACATGAAAATAGTTGTTCGAAATACGTTTAGGATCCATTGATCCTCTTGGACGTTCGAACTCTGTATTACAATTATCACAACGCATTACTACTAATGTTACATCACGACTATAGGTATGTTCCTTGCCGGTTTTACTTTTACGAACGTGCCTGGTTTGTGATTTAAATTCTCTTATAAACATAACTATATTTACATTAAGATTATAAAAACATAGACTAAATACTACAAAGGAGTTGAATATGATCACACTTACTGATGCCGCAAAAACACAATTAGACAAATTATGTACAGATAATAGCGTATACGCTGTTACTTTAGGCATGAAAGGTGGTGGCTGTGCTGGGTTCGAATACGATTGGGACACTGCTACAGAACGTTCAGATCTTGAAGATGACGCATTAATTGTTGAAGCTGGCAATGGAAACTTAGCAGTTGAAACAATGAGTTTACTTTATCTTGCAGGTTCAACTATTGATTACAAAACAAGCATTATAGGATCGCAGTTTGAAATAGACAATCCTATGTCTAAAAGCAGTTGCGGCTGTGGTGTTAGCATTAACATAGACATGGACAAACTTGCTGAACAAGAACAAATTCTTGCAACAGAATTAAAATAGCCCGTTGGAGTATAATTTAAAATGGCAAAACAAGACGTAAACATTGGTGTAGAAGGTAACGACGGTACAGGCGATTCAATTCGCGAGTCGTTTCGTAAGGTAAACGAAAACTTTAATGAATTATATGCAGTATTTGGCGAAGGTGGCCAAATATCACTTACAGACTTAGGTGACATTGCAATTGACTCGTTTGAAAACTTTCCAAGTACAGACTCAGCGCCAGTTATGGCAGGTATCAATAATGATACACAAGGTAGTAAATTAGAGTTTTTTAGATTTGCTTCAGATAAATTTATAGATCCTACACTAGATGATAGTATTGCATTTGATGCAAGTAGAATAGACGACGATGGCAGACCTGTTATTGTTGTTAGAGCAGTCAAAAGTGACTTAGCAAGTGATAGTGCTCCAACACTAGGCGGAAACTTAGACATGGCTGGAAACTTTGTTGCATACAATCCAGCGCCAGCAAATACTTGGAAACAAAAAGCAGAAGACAACGGCTACACCATTGACGATGTTCTTATTACTAAAGGTTACGCAGACTCCAATTACTTAAAAGGTGGTGGTACTGGAACAGGATCACAACTAAGAGTTAGAACAGAAGATGAAATATCTACTGAGGATTATACATTTACAATTAATAGTTACACTAGTGGTAACGCAGTTATTAATGACAGATATATTGATGGTGTATTAACAACAGGACAAGGACACGGCTTTGATAGTTCAGCAAATGGTGCTTCCTTTACATACAGTTCAACATTAACATCAGCAATAGACCAAACAAGTACAAAAGCATTAACAGATTTAACAGAATTTCCTACTGGTACATTCTTTGTAAGAGTTGTTAGTGATACACAACTTGGCTTATACAGAACTAAAACAGACGCAGAAGCAGGAACAAATAAATTAAATGTAGCAGGCGGTACTGGTACACAACAATTAGCAGACTTTTATTATCAGCCTAAAAAATTAACAGGCGACTTCCTTGCTAACGAAGCAATACCAAGAGAAAGCATTGTCCGTAGACAAGGTGATCAAATGGCAGGCAAATTATACTTGGAAGATCATCCAGGTGAACTTGCAGGCATAGGTACTCCTAATGGTATAGAAGATTTACAAGCGGCATCAAAATTTTATGTAGACAACACAAGTTTTGCTTCAAACATTAATTTGTTTGTTAGTACAACAGGTGATGACACACAAGCATCAACACCTCCGGGCAAAGAAGGACGTTCACTAGCATATGCATATAGATCAGTAAACGCCGCGGCACGTAGAGCAGAAGAAATTGTTGTATCAAGTCCAGTAGAACCTGGTCCATACATGCAGAAAATTGAGTACGGTGCTAATGCACAATCACTTGTATCATCTAAAATTTATAGTGCAGACTTTAAAGCAGGTGAAAGAGCAGATTACGGAGCATCAACTGAAAAGTTTAACTCACTTGTTATTCAAAACAAAGACTTTGTTATTGCAGAAACAATTAAATGGGTAAGTTTACAAATTGCAACAGCAAATGCTGACCTTACACTTACTGAAAGTGATCCAACTTATATATGGAAAAACTTTGCATACAACGAAGCAATATGTGCAAGAGACTTAGGTTACATTATTGATGCAGGTAGACTTGATACACGTTCAAGTACAACAGCAAACAAATTATCAAGAAGTGCTGGTTTAAGATACTACAGTAATTCAAGTGGTAGACTTGCTGTTACTACACAAGAAGCACAAACTATTGCAACAATTAACAAAGCAAAAGAACTTTTTGAATCTTACATTTTAATTAACACAGCATATCCAAATCCACTTAACGCAGATTACGATCAGTTTTTTGATGTTGGTTTAGTTGACGCACCAAGTGCGGCTATTGATGTGTTCAGTGCTAAGATTGGTATTGTTACAAACATTATTGACAATGGTATTGACTCAGCACCAGCACTAAGAGAAGGTGCTCCATATGTACTTAGAATTACCAATGGCGGTAATGACAGTGTATGGCAAGGTAAAGATTTAAACACAGACCTTATACCAGGTAAAGTTGTAACAGGCTCACGTAGTGGTGCTATTGGTAGAATTATTACATACAGTAATGATATTAATGATGCTACTAACACAGACGAACTAGAACTAATACTTGAAGAACCATTTGAGTTTTTAGTTGACGGTGCTGGTAGAGATATTCAAAACGTTGAAGTTTCAGATTCGTTAGGTGACGAACTAGAATACGGTAACAGAGTTAGTCAAAAACAAATTACTATTAAAGTTGAATCAGGTATTTACGAAGAAGACTATCCAATTAAAGTAAGCTCACAAGTTTCAGTTGTTGGTGACGAGATGAGACGTGCAATTATACGTCCAAAGAATCGTGTATCACAATCTAAATGGGCAAACACTTATTTTTATCGTGACAAATACTTTGATGGCTTAACACTACACAGCAACACAGTAACGTTTGCAGACGAGGTTGCTCTTACACTTGCTGGCGGTACGTTAACAGCATACAAAGGTGATATACTTACACAAACAAGTACGTTTACATACAACGAAGCAAAGTGTAGACGTGACATACAATATATTTTAGAACAAGCAGGGTTTGATATTGTACTAGGTACAAACTATAACCAGATTGTTCAAGGTCTTGCATATCAAAACACAAGTGCAGGCGTTGTACAAGCAAGTCAATTACAACAAGAATTAGCGTCAATTGGATTTGCAGGCAACAGAGTAGCATTATTAGATGACGTTGCAGACAACACTTCAGCATTAAGTAGATCAAGAGCATACTTTGCTACTGTACTTGATCTTATTGAAAATGGTAACACAGATGAAAACAGTGTTAACAGTCCAGGTGACGGTAACTATGTTGCTGACATTACAAGTACACTTGTATTCCCAGACTTTAACGGTGTTGATTCAAACAAAGTTGCGGCAAGAGACAAACTACAAGCAAACAAACCGTTTATTAAAACAGAAATTATTGCACACATTAATAATGACACTACTCCTCCAGCAGGATTTGATAGTGACATGGAAGACTTGCTTGAACAAAACATTGGACGTTGGACTGATGCATTAACATATAACATTTTATATGGCGGTAATGATGCGGCTTCAACACAAGCAAGACTATACTTTACAGATACTTCGCTTAACATTAATGGTACATACCAAACAGTTGTTAAAGCGGCTATTACACATTTCAAAACTATTGTTACAGATATTTTAACAGGTGTTACACGTTCAGGTGCAACCGGTAACGATAACACTGACGGTATTAACGATCAGGTAGTAAGTGGTGACAATGCAAGTGCAACAGAAGGTAGTGAAGCACAATCATTACTTGATATTATCTACAATGCTGTTAACAATCAAACATTACCAACAGGTGTTACACTTCCTACATCAGCACTAAATGCCGCAGATATTTCACAGGCACTTAGAGATGCTAAAGGTGATATTGATACAAACATTGCTAGTGGCGATGCAAGTGTTAATATTATCGATC